TAAAAAAAAAGTTAAAAAATTAAGTGTAGATATTAATTATAATAATTACCGAAATCCTCCTCTATCGGGTTTATTCTGTCCTCTCTTGCACTTCTTAAATCTTGTAAAACTCTGTAAGGACTAAATAACTTCGCGTCCTCTACTAATCCTAAGTTATTAAAAATAGGTCCTTCTTCTGTAAAATAAAAATGTATTTCATTAGTCATATATATAAAACTATTTTCACTATCTTCTTTCCATTCTTCAATCTGTTTATCTAAATCCTTTTTCATTTCTTCGGTTCTAATACTTAGAATGAGAGACATTAAATCAGTAGGTAGGTGGTTAATATTATTCATTTATTATTATAAATAAGTATAGATTTTTATCTTTAATATCTTTTTATTTATTTACGAAATAACCTGAACCTGTCCCTGATTGAAAACCAGAGTATTTTTCGAATGGACGAATACGAAAGCGGAGTTAGGATTATTATCTTCCAGACCGATATCCATAGCGAGACCCCACGCCTCACGACTGAAATCAGCGCCGTCTGATCCTAATACGTCATAAGCGACACCGACACCATAGAGAGAACCTCCGTCTATAACACCATTATCATTCGTAGAGTAGGACTTATTAATAGTAGAAGGACCTGCAAGAGTATGACTGATCTTCTTGAATGGGATAACCGAGTTCATGAAGTTTCTTACAACCTGAGGATCGACCTGTTCGGAGTTACCATTCTTAAAACTGGTATCAATATTATAATCGAGCGGATAACGGGACCCTCCCTTAGTAAATACAACCTGTTTCACGTCAGCGATAGCGCCCGACTTAGTTAGAGGATTAATTGTCTGTAAAGAGTTCTGGTTAAGATTGTTAAGGTAATCCGAGGGGATAAAGTTCAACATAGTAGAAGACACGCGGTTAAGACCGAGAGAGAAGTTGAGATTAGCGTTCGTAGAGTTGATAGTCGTGTAGTATCCCGTGATAGAATTGTATTCCAGAGGAGCGTTGGGGATTACTTGGTCCGATACTTCGCAGACCATTTTAAGGTCAGTTAGTTCATAAAACGCTCCGTCTAAACCACCCGCCGAAGCGTCTCCGTTCTGGTCGAATAGAACCATACTATCGGGAGCGAGGGTAATAGAAATACGAAGACCTCCGACCCCTGTCTGACTACTTAGATTAATACCAGAAGTACCGAGTAAAAGTCCCGTAGGGATATGGATACAGAACTCATTAGAGTTAGCGCCGTCTCCCTCCTGCATAACTGAATATTGTTGTCCGTCTAAGGAGGGCATAGTGAGACCCGTTTCTCCGAACAGATTAATAAGTGATTTATCGTCATTAGTTACGCCCATGTATGAAGAATAAAATCTATTGGCGTGTTTTAGTGTTTCTATGGTCGCCATACTGGTCGCCGAGGAGATAGTGACTTGGTCTATCATGGAGAAAACACCGATACGGGCGTCCATAGAGAGACGAGTTCCCGTCGTCATAGTTCGGGCGCTGTCCTCGTAAGCGTGAAAACGACCACATACTCGAATAGATCGAGGGAGTAGTGTCGCCTCCTGTTCTGAGATCTGAAAATCGATAACGGGACGTCCGTCTCGGTATGAATGACTGGCGTTCGAGTTCTGGGGTAATATCTGTAAATAGCGGTTACTCATTATTTTATACTATAATTTATATAAAATAATTCTTAAAAAGATAAATAAAAAAACATTATTTAAAATGATAATCTTAAACACTCACCGAAACACTATCTCCCTTAATTACAATACGCCTTAAATGATAAACGAAATTATTCCAGAGTTTATTTTTAGTCGGTTCAGTTCCCGAGTAATTGACTTGAAGATTGAAGTCTTTACCTCTGGTATCATAAACACCCTCTACACCCATGACCGACATACTTAGAGCACGACCGATCACGAAGTTTCTATTAAAGTCACCGAGAGACCTTACATTAATAGAACTCTGGACCAGCGCCTTCTGTAATTCGATAATCGGTTGGGCGGAGATACTCGTCTTCGAGGAGGTCTTAGTACAGGAGACAGGGCGAGAAGGTTGAAGGCGTCCGTCATATACGAACTGATAATCTGAAATATTGTCTGATATACCTCTGAACTGGTCTCCTGCAAGGAGTTGTCCGTCTTCATTAGCGTTACCACCGATATCATAAGTCCCCTTAGCGCCGATCCTGTCCTTGGTTCCGTAAGCGGTGGCGTCTGTTGGTTGAGATAAAATCGCCTTCGCTCTCGCTTGATTTAGTGGGAGGCGGATATTCGCTACGACGTCGTCTTTACTTTGAGAATATTTATAATTAGTAACTGATAGAACGTCATTCATAATCGAACCACTTTCCTTCATTCTTGAAAGTAAATCGCTCACGTAATTACTTCCCATATCTACCTCCTGTACCACTAACTCCACATTCGAGAAAGTATATGAAGCGTCATAACTATCAGAAGGAGCAGATAGAACACTATCAGAATATACGAACCACGACTTTTTAACGATAGCGCTACCCGTCTCATTCTTAACCTCTTCCTTCAAGGTAACCTTTAAAAGACCCGAAGTCGTTCCGCTTTCAATTTTAAGGATCTCTGGGATATCGCCTGTAAGAGTAGAGACCGAGGCGTTATCGGGTGATACGAAATTAATTCTTTCACCTACAACGAAACCACATGACTTAGGGGTAATCTGAGAATTAACGTCTCCCGAGATATAAAACTCAGTAGCGGAGGCGTTGTCGCCCCAGTCGTCAGGAGCGTCCTTAGAACCATTAAGAGAATGAAACTGAGGGAGGAGACGGGACCTCTTATGACGAGATACGCTGTCTAACTGAGTTAAACAACGAGGGGCGCTTTCGAGGGTGATTACAATCTGTAATCCCGTGTAAATATTCGCCCAGATTTTCGGGGACCTGAAAATACCTGTCTCTAATGGGAGACATAATTTACATGATAGATAATTAGCGTCTGTAAAGGCACCCTGTTTCACGTCTCCTACGAAGGTCTCCTTAGAGTAAGGGTTAGTAAATGTATCCGAACACTCCGAGCGGGTCTGTCCGAGAGTTCCTCGGGTCTCTGGGATCCAGATTGTAGCGCCTTCTGTGAGGGCACGCTTTTTCTTTTCACTATCATTCGTATCATAATCTCTCATAATCGAAACCAGAGAGTTATAGTCTTGGATTTCTTCAAGGAGAACAGAACCGAACTCCGCTGAGGTATAGATACGAATATCTTTAATAAGCGACTGACCTCCGAGGCGAGGATCCAGTTGAAGGCGGGTAGCGTGAGTAGTGGCGCTTAATGTAGGCATTTTAATTTTAAAGTCACCTTGTAGATAACATTCGTCAGGTTTAATAAACTTAGTTGAAGGAGGGACATTAATTCTTACTTCTTGACCCGCCGAGAAATCGAGACCATTTAAAACAGGGACAGACTTCGAGGTCTGTTCGATAGGGATAGAGTTTTCCGCTTTCCAGAATGATACCGACATTTATTTTATAATATACTTTATAAAATAATATTAATAAAAAAAAAATTATGAAAGTTAAAATAATTTATTGAGCGGTCCTACCTACCGCCAGACGACCCGAACCCGCCAGACTTACAGATCCACTCTGGGTCTTTTGTTCTGGTCCTAAATCTTTATCCGCTTGTTCTGTATCCTGTTGTATCTGTTTCTTTTTATCGTCCGCAGACTGAAATCCAGAGATAGTCTGTTCCGCCCCCGCTCCTACTTGAACTACGTCACCGAACGCTTTCATACCTAATCCGACCATAGCACCGACAGGTCCTCCGAAAGTCATTAATCCAGTTCCTACCATGTCTAAACCCGCTCCTCCTATATCGGCGATATTTGTAATTTTATCCATAGTACTCATAGATCCCCAGTCGTCCTTTAATTCTTCGGCGTCTAATCCTATCGAGGCGACGTCACCTATTACGCCTAAACCCGACGCGAGTTTTCCCGCTGATTTACCGATTGTCTCGGCAGTTTCTTTTCCTACTATTTCTCCTTTCTTAAATAACTTCGCACTATCACCCACACCTTTTACTATATCCTCACTCGCCCTTATTGGCGTTCCTATTTTCTGTATATTTTTCGCAGTTGAGAGACCTTGGGCGAGAGCGGAGGCGTGTTGTCCCGCTTCTTTCATGGCGCCCGTATTGGCGTCCGTTCCCGCGTCAGATTGAAGGGTTTCACCCTCTTCTTTATTAGTTAATTTCTGTTTAGTTAATTCTCTGTTATATAGTCCTACCTGTTGATTAAAGTTTTTTAATTCAGAAGAATATTCCGCGTCTCTTGTTCTGTCTGCACTTTGAAACTCCATATTTTTATATTATTAAATATATTAAAATTATATTATCTTAATTATTAATTTATTCTTCTTCGTCACTTGAAAACTCTTCCTCACTTGGACCTATTGGATAAATCTTTTCATTAAAGTTAATCCAGATTTCCGCTGGGTTCTCTGTTAATTTTAAGGTCATAAAATCGAACTTCTTTTTAGTCGCCCTCTTATACATTTCTCGAAAGTTCTTATCACCTCCGAACATACCCGACCATTCCTCCGAGAGTTTCTCGACTTCCGCTTCATTTGTGAGGCGTCCCACCAGAACCCAGTTGGCGTTTGCACGGATCGTTGGTGATACCTTTTTTAGTAACTGACTGGATACAATAAATAAATCGATATTGTAATGACGATATCTTGACGCGAGATTATTCAGCGCCGTAGTCTTCTCACCTAAACAATCGTCACACACTAAACACATACTCGGCATATCCGCCTTATCATATTGAGACTGATTTCTAACTATATCTTTAATTAAATCGTCTGAATAATAATCATAAGTATTAAACGCCTGTTTCATAAAACGAGACGTCTGGTCGTTGTTAATTGTTGTACTGATTATAGTTGTCTCGTCGAAGAAGTCCTGTCCGTAGAAATCTTTATTTAATAACATGTTAGAGATAATGGTTGATTTACCTGTTTTAGTCGGCATAATCATAAGAACCAGAGAAGGAGGTTGAGGGAGGTTAGGGTGTAACGCCTTTTTCTTAGTATTAGGAGGTTCAACAATTTTTAAGATCTTTAATTTCTTACTCATTATAATATATAATATATATATTTTTTTTAATCTGATTTAACCTAACCATAAAATATCCTTCTCTAAACCTATTTTATAACAATAATAAAAACAATCGAAATTACATTTATTCTCCATGTTGTTTCCGTTCTTAATGAATTGTATTCTTTTTCGTGGGATTATTATCTGTAAAGGGTCCTCTGTATCTTTAAAGTTTTCCCTTATATAACTGGTATTAATTTTAGAAGAAGGTAATATTAAAATAAAAGGTTTATCTAATTCTTTAAGTCTAATTAAAATATCTTTACTTTTACTAAATGGAGGATTACTTACAATTATATCTCCTTTATCATTATCGAAAAAATCTATTTCTTCGTGAATTACTTTAAAACCTAAATCTTTTAAATGTTCTCCTGATTTCCCGTCACCATAAAACGCCTCCCATATTACTTTATCCTTCGGTATATGATCCTTTATATTATCCCACGCAGAGAGAGGGGTCATATAGTCGTCATGTTTAATAAAGGTTTTTGTATGAAATCCCGCCATTTTTATTTAGACTTAGATTTTTTTATTCGAGAAATAAACTAAATACTAAATCGGGTGGGATACGATATCGATCCGCCTGAGAGGTTGATTTAGTAACCCACTTACCTTTTATTTTCGAAGAACCACCCACAGCAGATCTCTTATGAATTAATCTCTTATCTGATTTTATCATATTTCCACAGGATCCACTCCCGTCACATGTTTTAGGGTCCCACCCTTTCTTATTAGTCCAGATACGAGTTCTCTTTCTATATCCCCAGTCTGAATACATACAATAATCTATAATATAAAAAGGTCTGTCTTTCATATAATCTCTATCTTTCATTTTACTCGTAGCGGGGTTCTCTATAAAATAGTATTCAGGATTAAAATAATCTATTATCTCTAATGTTCTTAAAACTAATTTATCGTCTTCTTTCATTTCCGCCTCTTGTATTTCTTTCGTATAAATAACACCTTTTCTTTTCCTACCTATATTACTATCCTGCAGTTTAGAGTAGTTAGTACAAGGAGGGGACGCCCATACTATATCGAAAGTATCCTTAGGATATTGTTTATAATTGAAATCCATAATATCGCATGTATGGGTGGCGTCTGATATTAAATCAACTGATACACTATCCCACCCTAACTCGTCACATACTTTACCGATAGAACGGGTCCCCGAAAATAGTTCTAATACTTTAATCATTTATTTAGACTTAGATTTTTTTTTAACTAAATGAACCTTATCGATTTTATACGCTTTACTCTTAGGATTTATCGAAGCATATACCCGAGCATACGCCCACTCGTCCGCTGACTTAATATGAGGACGAACTGAATGGGGCGCCGAAACATAAGCACCCTGACCTTTCTTAAATATTGTTTTTAATCCTTTCAACTCATATCCAGTTATATCAGATATCTCCTTTAAGGAGTGAGAGGTACTTAATGGTTTAAATCCATACTTTCGATTAAAATCCGTTTTATAAGTCATTTATTATAAAACAGAGAAAAAAATACTAATGTCCCCGAAAATAAATGAAGTCCCGAAAAATGAGGACAAGTCCCCGAAAATATAAGAAATAAATACAATCTAACTTTTAGATATTAGGTTCAATCAACTTTTATATTTTAGAGATTTATTTTTTATATTTTTGAGGACTTTGAGGACTTTGAGGACATTAGTAATAAAGTGTTATAAGGTTATTATTATTCTATTACGTGGAGAGACGTAAAAGTTAGTGTCCTCATAAATTAGAGTGATTTAATATTTGAGGACACGTGTCCTCGAAAATGAGGACACTTATATTTTTAGAAACAATCCCTAAAATATCCCGCCTCTCCATATCTCGGAGGTCTCTGAGGTTGTAGGGCGTTATTAACTATACCGAGATTATTGTTGATAGTGGTCTGTTGTTGTTGTTCTTTCTTCTTCTGTTCTTTTCTCGCTTTACGTTTAGTATCATATCCCTCTATCGCTCTCTTCTGTAATTCGACTAACATTTCGGCGGGTAGATCTTCTAATGAGGTTATAGTCTTTCTCTGGGGTTTAGGTTCTGGTTTAGGTTTATCTTCAACCTCTTCACGTAACTTCTGGATATCTTTCTTTTTCTTTTTCGATTGTAGTTCTTTTAATTCTTTCTTCTCTAACGCTTTCGCCCTTCTAACAGCAAGCGCCTTCTCTCTACCTAATCTTAAACGTTCGAGTTGTTCTTCGGTCATAACTCTCTTTTTCTTTTCTTTCTTCTGTGGTGGTTGTTTCTTAGGTTTCTTCTCTTCGAAGATATTCTCTTCTGGTATGATATCCCTCTCCTTAACTGCAGGAATAATATCCTCATGAGGTTCAGGTTCAGGTGTTTCTCCGTCAGATATAATCTCCTCTTCAAGTGGTTCGGGTTCTTCTTGTAATAAATCTACTTGTATATTCGGTAAAAGGTCCATTTTACTTTAAGAAATATATTAAATATTTTCTTAAAATTATTAAAAATATGTGATATTTTCTATAAAAAACAATTGTAAAAAATCTAAATTAAGAATTACCAGAACCACCCCTTAGAGAGATCCTCCCTCTCCTGTTGTTCTTTATTTATCTTATCCCTATTAAGTTCATGTATTCTATTCTTTATAATGGATACGTCACTCTTAATCGATTTAACGTCCTTGACTAAATCGTTTAAAGTTTCGAGGACTTCTTCTATTGGTTTATTCTCAGGCATTATTTTATAATTTAGAAGATATAAAAATTATCTTATATAAATTATTAAAATGAATGAATTGAAAACTCCGAGACCTTTACCTGATAATATCGAAGAATGGAGCGACGAGATAGAGGAGTTATTAAGTGAATGGTGTGAGGTGAGTATGTGTTACGCTTACCTTCATAATTTCAGTCATAGAAAATATAAACATAAACACCACCATATCCAGATACCTATAATCATATTATCAACCCTGACGGGTGTAGGTAACTTCGCAGTCGATAGTTATATACCAGATAGTTTTAAACAAGGGTTCTCCGCTACGATAGGCGGTGTAAATGTATTCGTAGGTATTTTAGGTACTCTGGCGTCTTTCTTACGTTATTCTGAAATAATGGAAGGTCATAGGATCTCAGCGTTAGCATGGTCGAAGTTAGGAAGAAATATAGAGATAGAGTTATCTTTACACGATAAGAAGCGTAAATCATGTAGAGACTTTTTAAAGGTGTGCAGGGCGGAATATGATAATCTTTTAGAAAGTAGTCCGAATATCGATTTAGATATTATAGGTATGTTTAATAAAAAGTTTAATGATAAATACCCGAACGTAAGGAAACCTATTGTATGTAATGGGTTGAAGGAGATAATACCTTATAAAGGTAAATCTGAACCTGAACCAGAACCACTTAAAGAAATTAAAGAAGAGGAAGAAGAGGAAGAAGAAAGACCAGAGATAGAGATACATGTAAATCCTTAATCGTCGTTGAACTCTCGAACACAGAAACCGAACCCCCAGAAACAACAACAACGAAACATTTTATACTATTAATTAGAAAATAATTTTACCATAATTTATTATACGCCCAGTAGTTAGAAGTATTCTTATCTAAGTAAGTATATTCTCCTTTTTTATTTTTAATACCTGACGCCCTCCCTCGATAGTTATCTCTTCTCTTTTTATCTCCATGATCTAATCTTTTATAGTAACCTAATTTATCCTTATAATGTTGATAATCTTTATGACCGAAACCTATTTTTTTATATCCTCTTTTATTATCAGATTTAACATAAACGAAGTATTTACTCTTAGTCTTACTTCGATTAACGAATGGTTTATAAAGAACTGGATTACCCTGTTTATCTAACGGCATTTTATATTAATTAAGATATTAAAAATATCCGTATAGTTATTTAAAAAAAAAATATATATTAAAGTATATAAATGGAACAACTATCCGACGAAAGAATTAAAAACATTATTAATCAATATGAAAGGAAGAGAAACAAGGAGAGAGAGAGGTACGAACTAATTCGAGACACAGAAGACTTTAAGAATAAGAATAGGGAACGCGCCCGAAATCATTATCAAGTAAATAAAGAAAAGAAAAAGGAGAAATATGATAATAATAAAGATTTCATGAATGCAAGAAGTTCTTATTACTATTACAAGAAGAGAGATAGGATCGAACTCTTTAAAGAAAAATATCCGAATAAAGTAAAAACTTTATTGGAAAATAATATCATAATTTAATTTTCTCGATTTTTAAACTTTTTCATTTTATCTATAATTTTAAACTTTTAATATTTTACGTCTCCTTTAAGTCATAAAATATTTATTAACTTTATTTTTTTATCTACTAATTCATTTTTAAAATAGTTTAAAGAATAAAATCTATACTTAATTATAAAGTAATGGCGGAAAATAAAATCTCGGATAAATTATCTAAACTAAATAATATGAAAACATTTACCCTTAACGAAAGATATGATAACTTAAACGCTCAGAAACTACTTCACTCGGATTTAATCGACGACGAGTATAAGGGTTCAGTAAAGAAATATCTAAAACATGGTAAGAGTAGTAAAGTAGAGGTTCAATATATTCAGAATGATATAGGTAGATTAAATATTAAAGTAAAAGGATTAAAAGAGGGTGAGACTTCAATCGCCCACGCCTTTATGAAAGGAGTTGTTAAGTCCGCTCTATGTAAGAAGAATTATGTAGATATCGATATGATAAACGCTCACCCTGTCTTTTTAGAAAATATTCTAAAAGATAAAGGTATGGAATGTCCTATCCTTTCTTACTACAATAATAATCGAGATAAGTTCTTTAAAAAAATGGATAAAAAAGGATTAAGTCGTGATAATTGTAAGATCCTCCTAATGAGGATTTTTTATAATGGTTCTATCGCCTCCTTCTGTAAGGATCATAAACTTCTCTCAGAAGATATCCCTGAGTTTATTTATGACTTAGATAAAGAAATAAAAAACAATACTCAGACATTATTAAACACGAATGAACTTCTAAAATATCGAATGAAAGCGGTTGAGAATAAAGGGGCGGATTATTATAATTTAGACGGAACCGCTATGAGTTACTATTTACAGACTATCGAGTGTAGGTGTCTTATGGTAATGTTAGATTATCTAAAAGAAAAAGGACATAGAGTAGGCGCCCTAATTCACGACGGACTACATTTAGAAATGGTAAAAGACTGGGAAGAGGCGGGATATACTGAATTATGCACGAAGTTATCTCAGAGAATTAAAAGAGATACTGGTATCGATATAGGTGTTAAAAAAAAAGATTTCTGTACTATCCCTGAGTTAGAGGACATGATTGTAATTGAAACAGATAAGGAGGGAGGCGCCTATATTTCAGACGTTTTAAAAAATGATTATGTTATCAGTCAGGAGAGAGTATTTCTTCGAGTAAATAATGTATGGACTTACAACGATAAGGAGATTAAAAGGAACCTTATTAAAATGGTGGGTAATATGAATATCTTTCAGAATAACGAAGGTAACTTAAAACCTTATTCAACTATGGCGAGATCCTGTATGAACTTACTTCAATTCGTAGAACCGACAGAAGACGAGGATTTTATCGATAAACTCTGGACTTCTAATCTATTTAAATTATGTTTTAAGAATGGATACTATGATTTTAAAAAGGGTAAATTAGAAGAATATGATACGGACACTCATACGACTATCAAGATTAATCGGGACTTTAAAGAACCGACTGAGGAAGACGTAAAAGCGGTATATGATAAGATCCTTAATCCTATATTTAATAATGATAAAGAGTTAATGGAATGTTGGTTAAATTATATAGCGAGAGGTCTGGCGGGTCACGTAGAAGATAAGAACTGGGGTGTAGGTATCGGTGAGAGAGATTGTGGTAAGGGTGTCCTTGTAGGTATGTTAGAGAATTGTTTCGGTGAATATTGTAGGAGTACTAACTCAGAGAACTTTCTCTTTAAAAATAACGGAGGAGACAGCGCCAAGGCGTTATCATGGTTAGTCCCCTTCGAGTTTAAACGTCTTCTCTTAACTAATGAAATCACGAGAGACGCTGAGGGAAAATATAAAATTAATGGAAATATCTTAAAAAAGTTATCTTCTGGTGGAGATAAAATCGAGGCGAGGGTTAATCATAAGGACGAGATTAATTTCAAGATACAGGCGAGGGTCTGTATGTTCTGTAATGATTTACCTCCTATCGAACCAGCGGACGCGAAAGAAACCTCATATATGTTTAGGTATCCTTCTAAGTTCTTGAATGAAGACGACGAGAGATTAGGAAAACCATTAATGAGGAAAAAGTATAAGGTAGTAGGTGAAGATATTCAGTATCAATATGTAAAGAAATCGTGTGTTAGGTTACCCTCTGGTATCTGGAAACCTGTAAGCGATTGTACTGACGAAGAATTAGATACAGCGGAAGAAATGGATACGTCTCACGATTGTCCCATAATGGAGAATGTCTGTAATTTCTATAAGAAGGACGACGAGATTAAATCGTGGTGTAAAAGTCCCGAGATTATGAGTGCTTTCATTAAAATCATATTCGATAATTATGGTAAAAAGGCGCCTATGTCTGATAACATGAAAGAGGAGATAGAAGACTTTAAAGAAGAAGAAAAAGAAGAGGATAGGTTCTTAGACCTTTTCAACTTTATAGGAGATAAGGAATGGGAGGAAGGAGGTAAAGACTGGGTTTCTATCGCTCAGATAAACGTATTATTAAAGAAGGCGAGTATTAATTTATCGTCTCAGAAGTATAAGAATTATTTAACACCTAAGGGAGCGATTAAAGGTAAGAAATTAAACGATCAGACTAACAAGAGAGAGAATTGTTGGATAAATATTCAGGTTAATCAGGTAAAGGTGAAACAGATAGCGGAGGGATATTGTATGCAGAGCGACGACGAAGAATAAATTATTTTTTTTTATTATTTTTCTTTTTATTATTAAGTTTTTTCGAGGGTTTATTATCTTCGAAAATCTTCTCATTTATAACTTTCTTTTTCTCTCGATAGTTTATCATGTCGGCGACGTAACTCTGAGGAGCGGGAACAATCTTAACCTTTTTCTTTTTACTATACATTTTATAAAATACTTAATATAATATTTATTATTAAGATATTAATAATTTATTCTTCTGGTTCTTGTTCTGGTTCTGGTTCTGGTTCTTTAAGTTCTTCGTCAGGGAGTTCAGGGAGTTTAGACGTAAGTTCTCTAATCTTCATAACCTCTTGGGCGATTATATCAGGGTGGATTTTAGAGTGTTTCTGAAAATATTCACTTGCTTCTTTTCTGGATACCATACTTTTATTTATAATTTATATAATAAAAAAAATTATATTTAATAAATTATAAATAAATGTCTTCGTTAATAATCTGTGGAAATGAATTGCAGGACGGATCTGGGACTTCAACTTTTCAGGCGCCTTATAGTTTTAACAATCACCTTCAACAACCTTTAAGAGTACCACCTAATTCTGAGGTAGCGGTCCAGAGTTTAAAAATAGTAAAGGAGGGAGTATTATCAGTAAGTCCCGCCTCGAAGTGGTTTCAATATTACGGAGTTAAATTAGGCGATACAATCCCTATCGAGGAAACAACCTCGGCGCCTATCCCGACCGATTTAGGTATTGATAGAAATCAAGGATTATCAGCGGACGGAATAGCGGAAAAAATACAAGTAGGACTTAATAAAGGGGTCCCTAATCCAGAGACTTTCGGTTTATGTTCTTGTGACGTGCAGAGGGACGGAGAGGGAGCGTTCGAAGGATTTAGACATGAGTTCAAGGAGAGAGGTTCTAACGCCTCAGGATCTAATACCATATCTCAGACGTGGGTTAATAATTATGAAGGTGTGGGCGGTATGTCCTACAACTCGGCGAACAATAGATTAACGGCGTTATCCTCGGCGGATAGTGGTGTTTTTAATGTTGCGATAGGAACAGATAACCCGATAGCGTTGAACTCGGGTGAGTTTATTATAGACGTATCTGAAACAGCGGGGACTTCGTGGTGTGTAGGATTTACACGTAGTAGAGCGATAGGATTAGACCCTGATTATTTCGATACTGCTGATAGTTATCTTACGAGGAACTCTAATATTTTCGGGGATTTCATAGTGGGAGCGTTTCAGACTGAAAATAATCAACGCCAGTTAAGAGTTCTTCATGCTGTTTATGATACTACCTCGGGTAACTATGACGCTGATAACCCTCTTACTATGAGAGAAGTTTCTTACTATACAGGAGACGGGGATTTAGACGCCGAATATAATTGGAGTACTAATTTCTCCTCAGGTAGAGGATTTACTAAGGTTCGATTTACTATTCAGAATGAAGAGATATCGGTTGATTTATTTGAACCTAACGCGGACCCGTCTAAACCTGGCGCCTATGTTAAACTGATCACCGCCTCAGGAGATAAAGGTACAAGATTTAAACCAGTAGCGGATACATGTAGGGCGCTTTATCCTATTGTATTTCAGAGTAATTTTCAGTCGTCGAGTAACCCCAGATATCTTACGATAGATAGTTATAAGGGAAGAAGTGTAGGAATGAAATACGGGACGACTGACTGGTGGGGATATCTATCGGCGAATGACTTAGAGCGCCAGTATGGAAAAGAGGTAGATACGAGACCTTATAATGATATGGGAGACGCTAAGGTCCATAATTATAAAGGTATAAAAAGCGGTTTCTTGGAGGATTACGACGTGGTTATGATAGTAGAAAAAGACGATACTGATAAATATCCAGAGACGGACGACGCTAACTCCTCTCTATTGTTAGGTTTCGAAGGTAAGAGCGTGGTTGATACATACACCAGCGCTAACGCCTCGGGATTAGGTTATTTC